CCTGATACAACAGTTGTTCCGTTTGTGTTATCTACAATAGAATAATCATAACCTTGAACAGTTTTTGTTCCTAGTTTAATAGTCTCAGATCCAACTATAATATTAAATGCTTCCGGATTATTAGGATATCCATCGTTGTCTGGATCAGCAATGCTCATTCTAATATTGTGAGGATCTGTATATCCATCTGTGTATGTGAAATATCCAAAAGCATTAAACTTGTAATCTGTTCCCAATGGATTTGAATCTATAGAACTTTTTGGATTAATCTTTAATACTTTGAGATTGTCTCTGAGAGGTTTTAATGTTTCGCTACTAAACGAAGCATTGAAGTTTAAATTTGTAAACTTCAACTTGTCAGGGCTACCAAACACATATTGAGTTTTTCTTTGTAGCATCTCCCAACTGGTTGCAGTATGATTAAATCTTATCAACCAACTATTATCTATTCCAGTACTCGAACCGTCTCCTTCGTACTGTCTATTCCATTGACTTGCATCATTTAGTGTGATACTGTTTACAGGTAAATTTGCACCATTGATTACAATCCATTTTTGTGCCGCCGCATTATAACGAAGTCCAAATGTAAGTTTAGCATCTATTTTTGCAATAACACTTTCAAGTGTTACTTCATCTAAATCTGTACTAATTCTTGGAACAATTCTTCTAATTCTACTTTTATCTGCTACAACGGATCCTAATACTATAGCACCTTTACCAGTATTGTCAATGCCAGTAGGTGTACCATTTACATCATCGTCTCCGATGCCGCCTTTATAAAGTTTATCAACTTTAACCCATTGGGTTTTAGCATCAGTAACACTAGCTTTAACAACTGCGCCACTTCCGCCGCCGCCGCTTATTGCAACATTTGTCGATTGATTATAGTTTGCACCGCTAGTAAGAACTGCGACACTTGTTACTTGACCATTTGCTATTGTACAACTTGCAGTTGCGCCAGAGCCTGCGCCTGTAACAGTAACAGTTGGTGTACTGGTGTATCCACTGCCGCCATCAACCACAGCTATAGTAGCAATATATCCCATCTTATATGGGCTTTGAATAAATTCAACTAACCCGTTGATATCAGCTTTCTTTAAACTGTTTGTAGCCATTAGTCCCATACGTTGTACAATACTATTTTGTGTTATATAACCACTACAACCATTACTTCCTTTAGTAATTTGATTGAATCTAAACACATTTGTTTCATCAGTTTGTGTACTATTAAGAACAGTTATCCCTACAGTTGTATCATTAAAATCTTGGAATGCATTATGTGTTGAACTTGAATAGCCTTGTCTACTGTAATAAAAATTAAACAATTCTGGATTAGACAGCATAGGCTTTAGATACTTGTTAAAGATTTGACGACCTGTTAAATTATTAGGCAATGAAACTAAACTTCTATCAGTTACATTGTTTTGATACATGTATACATCATCACTGTACTGTGTAGCATCTGTATAAGTTGCTGTTGGATCGTACAAGTCTCTAAATCTACTGTGTCCGCTGTGAACTCTATTAACACTTTTAATCTTTCTAACATTACCACTAGCTGTTAACGCACCAATTGCATAATCTTCAGCTGTGACTAATCTGTCTTGTGTTGCAAAATATCTTGGAGCATTAGCTTTAATACTGGCTACACTTTCTTTTGCACTTGCATTGGTAACTATACTTTTTAAACTTGCTCTAACACTAGCTGTGTGTATGTTACCATCTCTGCCGGTATAATCAAAAGCAAAGTTAACACTTGAAAAATTGTCTGGTGTTAGTGTATATGATAAATTGGCTCCAGTTCTATACCATACCCTGATAATTCCACGTGGAATGTTACCAAAGTTTCCGTCTGAAAATACAACACTAATTTGATCATTTTCTCTGCTACTAATGCTGTATATGTCTCTAATTTTATTTTGTCTAGCATTAAAAATTGTACTTGAACCAAATAATCTATCAACTCTAGTCCACTTCTTCTGAACTTGTCCAGCACTGTTTATTGATTGAACCCAAACATTTCCATTTGCTATATTATCACTATTGATATCTAACACTAGGTTAGGAAGACCGTTTGTTATATTAAAATCTTTGTATAACAAACTTCCTTGTTTAAATCCCATAAAAAATCCTGTGTTTGCACTGCCAAATCCACTGTTATCGTTTTTGTATAGTATATCGATCTTTCCATATGGATCAGGTTCTTTTTCTTGCAATGAATTTGTTAAGCTGTCAAGTCCTACACTGTGCAAACTAAATGTACTACTGGCTCCGTTTATTCTACCATTAAATTCTCTAACAGCTTTGTTATTTGTACTGTTAGTTCTGTATATGTCATTCTGTACGTTACCTTGTACAAAACTCGAAAAAGGTGATCCAAATTGACTACTACTTTGTAATACTGAATTCATAATAGTAAGAAAATTTTGATAACTGGAAGGATCTGTTATATCTTCAAATTGTACTTTTACATCTCGCAGTGAGTTACCAGATGCATCAAAGATATCCTCTTTGGTACTAATACTATCAATTTTTAAATATCCACTAGCCACGACATTTCTAGTTGGAGTATATCCTAAAAATTCAGCAATACGCAAAGCACTTTGTCTACGATCTGCTGTACTAAGATAGTTTTCTCTTTGTCCTAGATCTGCTCTAAATGCTAAGTTGTGTCCTAAAAATGCAATCAATTCAATGAGTGCTATAAATTCACTACTGTTAATGTAGTCGTTAAAGTTTTCTGGATAGTTTGTTCTAATATATTCAACCATAGCATTTCGTATAGTTTCAAAATCATATGCTTGTAAGTTTGCTTGTGCAAAACTTTCATATGCTACGGTAAAATCTTCCGCGGCAAACAAACTACTCTGTCGTGCGCCTTGTGCCATTATTCCTCACCTGTAAATGTTAAAAACAGTTCTTCTGCTGTACCTGAAGACATGTATGCCATCCTAACCTTAATATTTAATGTATGATCATCTGGCTTAGTAACCAATGTTTCTAATACATTCCATCTAGGATCATTATTAACAATTCTGTCGACATCTTCGGTAGCTTCTCTGATAGTGGATTCGTCTAAAGGTTCAAAAACTAGATCCGGTAATATACTACCAAATAAAGGATTTTGTACTCTTTCTCCACGCCGAGTATAAAAGTGATTCAATAAATCACGTTTTGCAATATCTGAGTCTGTCAGCGTCTTGCTTCCACTAATACTATCTATTGTGCTATATCCAATGTAGGTCACCATACTATTATTTATGGTAAAATTAACTGCCCAGTTTATTATATTTTAATGATTGTTCTAACAATATCGCCTGTATTCATAGCTTTACTAATTGTTAGTGTAAACCCGTCTACTGTAAAATCATAAAAGTGTTGTTGTACAGCGTCATTTATGAATACTTTAATTTTTTCTTGTGGCGTCATCGCAGGCGCTCTTTCCAAAGTAAATGTATTAGTGCCACTAAATGTAAAGTTTTGTACTACCAACGAAGTTTCATATTCTTTTACAATTTGTCTTTGTAGTCCTTCTGGTGTAAAAGGTAGAAAATTTAAAGTTTCAGCATAATAACTAAATCTAGCTCTTTTTAGCTGGTCTGTAGTTAGTATGCCTTTTTCATTAAAGTCTCTGAGTTTGAATACACCATTACTACGTTGCCAAGTGCGAGACTTTGGTCTTCCGTAGTCAGCTAGTCGCAATACAGTAGCACCAATTCTACAAAGAGCTTTATTGTCACTACTGTTGAATATCATATCTGCTACTATATCATACTTTTGTTGTAGTAAAGGATCTGTTAGATCATAAGTTACATCTTTGTTTATAACAGTTAACACTCTCTTAGTAACCCAATGTAACAATATTAGTCCATCATATACACTTTGAGGTATAGTTGTTATGCCTGCATTAATTAATTGCTTTTTAGCAAGAGCTTGTTGCTCATTGAATATCTTTTGCCAATAATCATATGATTCTTGCTCAGTTAATCCTAGATCAAAAAATCCTTCACCGTAAGCAGTACCGTTGAATCCGCTATAATTACCAAAGAAGTTTAAACAAAGGTCTTTTAGACTTTCACTGGCAATTGTCGTAGACAACTCAAGTTGTGTAGAGTACAAACTTTCGTCTTTTACAGTAAAGTCACTCCATACTGTTTGAAGTTTTCTAATAACTGTAGTTTCGGTCATTGAGCACCACCAGGTCTTTTTATAGGATCTGTTGACAAATATGTGACCGGAGCATCATCTTTGTACCATCCCGGACGATCTGTTCTCACATATCCTCCTTTTCCTGGGCCACCTTTTTTATATGCTATATTACTACTATTAAATCCTGCGGCTACTAAATTAGGATCTAGGTTACCTAGGTTATTTTTAGCTGATAATCCTTTTCTAGGATTTGATGTTTTTTCTTCACCGCTGGGCAATGTACCTATTAATCCACTTACATCATCTGGCACTGGACCTGTACATTGATCTTGCCCTAAGTTGCTTACATCTATATCTGTTGCAGTCAAGTCTGTATTTGGACTTGCAGGTTGTGGTAATATCTCTTGTTCTTCGGTGTGACCTCCCCACGGTTCAGCTTCTGGTACTCTAGTATTAATACTCTCTTTAATAGTTGTATTTTCAGTCCTGTTAAGTGTAACAGTTTTTGTAGCTGGTGTTGCCGCTGGGCCGTTCAAATCTATTAGTGATGCAGTTGTTCTGTGGAAGCCTTCGCACTTAATATGTCCGTTTAAATCACTTGTCAACTTTAAATCTTTGTTACAATGTAAATTAAATTCTCCCAAAGTGGCTTCTACAGTTATTCCGTCTTTTTCTCTTGCTTTCATATTAATACTATCAGCATCTAAATTAAAGGCGCCGCCGCAATATAAGTTGAAGTCATTTTCTGTGTGCATACTAATATCGCCACTGCCATAGACATCAATTTTTCCATCGGAACTCATCTGTATCCAGCTACTTCCGTTTTGATTTATAATATAAATCATTCCAGTGCCGTCATGCATTAATATTTGAGCACCTCCTGCACTGCGCCAGCGACATAGGTTACTCAACCCTTTTTGTCTTGCTTTGTCAGGAGTTAAGCATGTATCACTTAATTCTTTTGTACCATCATCCATAACAAAATGATGCCCGCCAGGTGTATTAAAACCAAATACTTGTGTAGGGCTTTCTCTTCTTTGACTACTGCTACTAAGTCCTCTGAGACTATCTATACCTATCCCTTGCTCGCCAACTTCTGCACCGCCATTGTTTGTGTTACAATTATCTTTGTATTCACTAGACTCACCCACATTGTGACTTTCAGGATTAGCTCTTGGTCTTTTATTGTCAACTTGTGGAAGTAATACACTTGGATCATATGTTGGGCCAACAGAACCGGGTTCACTTTCAACATAAGTTGCTGGATTAGTAGGTACGCCAGCATTTCTTGTTGTGTCTGGTAATACACTTATCATTACCCCAACATCACTGTTATTGCAAAAGGCAACTAATATTTGAGTTCCTGGAGCAGGTGGATGACAACTCATACCATATGTGTTTGTAAATCCAGTAAACTGATAGCTACCACCGTATGGACTGCCTCGTCTTACTCTATGAAATTCTTTTCTTTTATCTGCTTCGCCAGTTGATCCAGTATACCCTTGTCCGATAACTTCTACATACATAAATCCTTCGTATCGATCATCAACAAGGTCAATTACTTTACAAATAAACATTCCTGTGAGTTTAGGAATTCCGCCAGCGCCAGCCATTTTGTTATACTCTTTTGGAGCTCCTGTTCTGCCTACGCTATTTGATGTACTGTATCTCATTTTTTTATCCTAACCTATGCTGTAAATATATCTCTTAACCAACCCGGAGCATTGCGAGATCTAAATGTACCTCCATCGAGTTGTCCACCCCAGTATCCTGCATTACCTTGTCCGTATTGTTGTGCGTTATCTATATGGAAAGTATTGTTGCCCATATAACCATTTCCTGCACCAATGCCAGTTGCTCCTGCTTTTTTAGCTTCTGCAAGAAAGTTTGTAATAATAGGTAAATGTTGTGGATTAGTTGTTGTCAGTCTTGTGCCGTCTGCTAGTGTAAGTGCAACATCAGCCGCATGTCCGTTGTTGTGTCTTGTACTTCCTGTAAATCCAGTACTACTGTCTTGTCCACCACTTCTGACATCAACATTAACTCCTGTACGGCTTGCGGCAGTTTGTAAGATAGCTTTTAAATCACTTGCTATTGATAATTTTCTTACGCTTGCTACATTAGATTGACTTTCTGTAACATTAGGAGTTACAACATTGCCATCAACTGGATCTCCAATACTTTCAGTATCTACTTGAGGTGTAGTATCTATGTCTAATTCGTCTTCACCTTCTGGAAGATTAAGTGGCTCTGTTGTACGTTTGTCACCTGTAGGCATTTGACCTTTGCTTAAAAAAGTCCACAGTCTACCTATATTTGTATTTTGATCTCTAAAAGAATCTAGTGTCATTGTAAATTGACCATCTGAATATCTAGCAACTACTGAGTGTACTCTATACAATCCAATAATAGCAAAATTTGCCTCAGGTATATTCATTAGTCCTGACCCAGTCTCTGGTCCATCATCTTCAGGATACGTCGGAAGATTTAGATTAAGAAAATAACTTACTCCTCCTCTAGTATAATTTGCACCTTTGCCTGTTCTTTTTCCTTGTCTAGATTTGGGTCTACCAAGCCAATACGGATCACCTCTTATTTCAATTTGTTGCACAGCAAGATCTGTCATAGCATTTAAATTAATTTCAACAGCGCCTAGTAATACAGCTCCACTAGTATCGCCTTCATCTGGGCCATTAGTAGCTTTACTGTTTACATGACTTATGTCAAACACATGAGGATTACTAAACTTGTCATTTCGAGGTTGTCCAATTATATCTTGTTGTCTAATATAATTCTCACCAGAGTTTAGAGAATTTAAATCACCTTGTTTTAATCTATCGGCTGCCTCTTTTTCTAGTGTTAGTTTCTCTTGCTCTGGGACAAGTTTTTTAATATCTACTTCTAGTGCTTCGTTTTGACTTTCTAAATCAACTATCTCAGCTTGAGCGGCAGTGTTTTCAGCAACTATAGATCCTATAGCACTTTCAGCTTCAGGAATTTCAGATCCTTCTGCGCCGGATAAATTTTCAATCTGATCGTTGTTAGCTTTAACTTTTTGTTTAAGTGCCGATATCTTATTCTGATTTTCTGTAATTTTATTTCTAAGACCTTGTCTATCGGATTCAATTTGATTTAGCTCTTGGTCCGGACCACCTTCACCTGCAAAAGTTTGACCAATCTTTGTTCTCTCACCTTGATTAAGTGCTTGTAAAGTATAGTATGTATTATTAAGATAAATGTCTAAATTGAGAACTTCTGTATTCAGTCCAGTAAAAGTATAGTCAAACCTTTTCTTCAACAGATCATTGGAAACAATGTTTCCTAATCTATCTTCCTGTAATTTTTGATCATCAAACATATCCATAAACGATATATTATCATGTACAAGTTCAGGAACAATGAAACCATCAATCTTATATGTAAACTTCTTTTTATAGTCTCTACTCAACACGTCAAACACATCATATACTACATCTGTATCAAAAGTAAACCACTTGCTTAAATCTGCAAATGTATCTTTAAGTGCAACTGCATCATTGGGGTTTTCTTTATGAAATGCATTTTTCGCTGTTGGTAGTTTTCTAAATTTTGTTGTGTGCATCAAACCAATAATCATAAGATCACTTATACTAGATCCTTGATCTGCCTTAAACGTTAAGGTTCCGTCTCCTGTAACACTTACACCTGCAAAATCTGGATTTTCTTCACTATTGCCAGCACCTGTATCAAATGCCCACTCTTGCCATTCAGCTACGTCAGCACCTGTTGTTAGTGTATATTCGTGCCAAAATCTTTTTACAGTGGAAGATAGTGTTTGTTCTTTTTCTTGTTCATTAACTAATCTAGAAAGTTCTCCTAAAAACCCGCCGTAATTACTAGCAGTAATACTAATCTCAGATTTAAGATGCAAAGCTAACTTTTTAAAAGCATCTTGTGTAGTTTCCATAAAGTCAGCTCTGTATTGTGTTGCTCCATCTCTGTAGCTAAAATCTAATCCAGTAAGTGTACACATATAGTTGTATGTTTGAGTAATTTTTTCAACTGGCGTACCATCAGGAAGATATCCTAGAAAGTTAAGTTGTAGCAAATAAGCGGCTTTTAAATGATTAGTAATGTTTAAATCTCGAGCGGCTTTATAAATTCTAGTATAAAGTGTAGAGCCCAGTGGTTCAATTAAATTTGCACTAAAAACATTAGCTACTGCTTCTCTGTCAGGTAACTGCTTATTAAATGACAGCTTCATTTCGTGTGTTACACTTTGTATGTTTACTTCAGATTCTACACCGCTGTGAGCAATAACTTTAAATCTTTTTGTTTTGAGAACTTCATCGTACTTGGCAACGTCTTCTGGACGCACCATAATAATTTTCCAATTGTATGTATAATTGTCATACCCGTTGAGTATGTTATCTTCATAGAATTGTACGTTAGCCATTAGTTTGTTCCTTGAACAGTAAAGTTTCTAGGAGCAATAATCCTTGTGCCGGATTTAAAATCCATTATAGGATCAACAAGCGTGTCTCTATTATAATGTGCAAACACCCACCAGAGTCTAGCTGATCCATACATTTGATGTGCTAGTAAATCTGGTCGACGATTAAATTTAGCTTGTATTACTAAAGAAACTGTTTCGTCCGACAGCGTCTCTGATGTCAAAGGCGGATCATATAAATCTAATGCTTTTGCTCCAACCCCTGTAATTACATAGTTACTAGTGCTTGAATATTCTACCATTAAATGAATCCTTGTGTATAAGCAGAACCGTTTATGAAGTTTTCAGTTGTAAATGTTTCTTTTTGTCTTGTTGGATTTTGCATTACTGCAATGCCGATAAACATATTCATAAGCACAGGAATTTGAGTATCTCCATCAAATATTTTTAAATCAACGTTACTATCATATGTTGTACTAAATTGTGTTACAACAACTGGTATGTTCTTAAATTGTTTATCTCCAAATGCACTAAACTCTAATACAGGAGGCGGTGTACCTGGGACTGGGCTTCCTTGTCCTAAACCAAAAGCCATTTTTGAAACACTTCTTAGAAAGTGTAATACAGCATATGTATATCTAGCTTCATCATCGGTTACACTAGCAAACTGACAAGTTAGCTGAATGTCCGGACTAGGAGTATTTCTATATGCTTGAAAAGTATAATTTGTATGTGTTAAATCATATGCTGAATATGACACAGCTTGCGAATATGTGATATCTGGTTGGTTAGGAAACATAATACCATGATGAGGTTGTAGTGGAGCTAGTATATTATTTCCACCAAAGTATATACTTCTAGCACCTGGTTTTAAAATTAATCTCGCTCTGTTTTTAGCTAGTACTGCCATTTAATTTATCCTTTATAAATGCAAATACTTTTGGTTCAATTGTTCCAAAAAATTCTCTAAACACCATCATCTTTTGATTGTCGTTGAGTGTTTCGCTTTTCATTGCGTCTCTAAAATCAGTAGCACTCATGCCACCTTCTTGTATCGGAACTTCAAGTATATATCCTGCTTGATCACTAGGTACCAACTCAGCACCTGGTTTATAATCTCTAAGATAACTACCACCTTTTAAACGTCCTGCATCTTTGGCACTGAATACCAATACAATAGCAGTACTGTTTGGATCTTTGCCTGTTAAACTCACATCAGGTCTATATGGACTGGTCTTAACAATTTGTTTTTGTGGTATACCAAACATCTCAGTCATTATGTTTGTTTTTTCTTCATAGCTGAAAGGATCCTTTTCTGGTGTCGCTGTCTTGGCTATTGTAGTAGCGATAAATACGTTAGAGGAACCAAACTGTTCCACTAAGTCCATATACACTTTATGATGACCTTTATGCATAGGCTGAAATCTGCCACCGTAAAACACAGCAATATCTTTTGCGATGTCTTCTGTTAACTGCGATACTCTCATATGGGTTCTCCTATAGTTGTATTTATAGGATAATTATATGTGTAGTTATTGACAATTACATGTTAACCGTGTATACTAAGTTCAACTAAGGAATTATCAATGAGAAAACAAAATTATTTAAACAACAAAGACATGCTTAAAGAAATACACAAAAGCAAGTTAAGCTATTGTTATGTCTTAGATGAGGAATTCAATAGATTCGATACAATAGTAGAAAACATTGAAGATATTAAGAACCCAGAGTTTATTCAAACTGCAAAAGAAAATCGAGCAAAAGAATTAAGCATACTAGCATATGAAAGTGCATATTGGGAATGGTACGATAATACCAGTAGAAAACAAAGCCAAAAGCCCAAACAAGTAAATTATAAGATTGACCCAAGCACAATTGAAGAAAAAAGTCTAGTGTTTAGATTAATGACCTTTGACCATGTGCCTCTAGAGCCTGGTAGAAAAAATAAACCAAAAACTGTAGCGGATCATCATAGCAAATGTAACTTTCCTCCATTTAAGCATTATGCTTATGTGAACGGAGAACTTAAAGAATGCTTGCGTAGTCATTGGGAAGGTGGATTAGATAACGGTAAATTTAATACACAGCATGGTAAAATTACAAATAATCTAGCAAAGATGTATATTAAACTTTGCGAACGTTACAGTATGCGTAGTAACTGGCGTGGATACACATATGTAGATGAAATGCGTAGTCATGCACTATTGCAGTTAAGTCAAATTGGATTGCAGTTCAACGAACTAAAAAGTGAAAATCCATTTGCTTATTATACTGCCGCAGTTACTAACAGCTTTACTAGAGTACTAAACCTAGAGAAACGTAATCAAAACATTAGAGATGACCTACTGCAAGAAGCAGGTCAAATGCCCAGTTGGACACGCCAAATTGAACATGAAATGGCAGAAAGAGCCAAATGGGACGAAAAAGCTGACAAAGAACGTAAAGAACACGGATACAACGTTTAGGCATTGACAAGGTATAGCTATGAAGCTATACTAAGTTAAAGTTTAAACTGAGTGAACGGAGTTCCATGACATTTTTTAATCGTGCGGCTTGTTTTACGGATATACATTTCGGAAACAAGAATAATAGCAAACAACACAATCGTGACTGTGTAGACTTTGTTGATTGGTTTGTTGAACAAGCCAAAGAGAAAAACTGTGAAACTTGCATATTCTTAGGAGATTGGCACCATCATCGTGCCAGTGTAAATGTGAGTACACTCAACTATAGTGTGGAAAACGTAGCAAAGCTCAGTCGTGCATTCAAGCAAGTATACATGATTACTGGTAATCATGACTTGTATTATAGAGAGAAGCGTGACTATAACAGTTTACCTTATGCAGAACTGTTTGAGAATGTACACTTGATAAATGAAAAAACACTGGTACAAGATGAAGTAGCACTTGTGCCTTGGTTAGTTGGAGATGAGTGGACACAAGTAAGCAAGACCAAATGTAGATACATGTTTGGTCATTTTGAACTTCCTTACTTTAAAATGAATGCTATGGTAGAAATGCCAGATCACGGACAATTAAATGCAGAACACTTGCAAGGTCCAGAGTATGTGTTTACTGGTCACTTTCACAAAAGACAAAACAAAGGCAACGTACACTACTTAGGTTCACCTTTCCCACACAACTATGCTGATGCATGGGATGATGATCGTGGTATGATGGTGTTAGAGTGGGGCGGCGAACCAGAGTATATAAACTTCGATGGTCCACGTTATAGAACTGTAAGTTTAAGTAGGCTAATAGATGAACCAGATACAATACTCAATAGTAAAACGTATTGTAGAGCTACACTAGACATTGCAATCAGTTATGAAGAAGCTAGCTTTATTAAGGAAACATTTAGCCAACAGTATGGTGTAAGAGAAATAACACTTATGCCAACTAAGAAAGAAGAACATGCACAGGACTGGCGTGTAGTCGATGACATTGAGGTTGAAAATGTAGACCAAATAGTGTATAATAGTTTGAATGCTGTAGACAGCGATATGATAGACAAGAAACTTCTAGTGGACATATATAATAACCTATGATAGTAATTAAAGACTTAACCGTAAAAAACTTTATGAGTGTTGGCAACGTTACACAGGCTGTACGTTTTACTAATGACGGATTAACACTTGTACTAGGAAATAATGTAGACTTGGGCGGAGATGGTAGTAGAAATGGTACTGGTAAGACCACTATCATTAATGCACTCAGTTATGCTATCTACGGAAACGCATTAACAAACATACGCAAAGACAATCTAGTAAACAAAACCAACGGCAAAAGCATGATGGTTACACTGGATTTTGTTAAAGATGGTACAAGTTACCGTATTGAACGGGGTAGAAAGCCTAATGTGCTTAAATACTATGTCAATGAAGAGAATGTTGACGAAGACGAAGCACAAGGTGAAAATCGTCAAACTCAAGCACAAATAGAAAAACTGTTTAGCATGAGTCATGATATGTTTAAACACATTGTTGCACTTAACACATATACAGAACCTTTTCTCAGTATGCGGGCAAACGATCAGCGAGCAATTATTGAGCAGTTACTAGGCATAACAATGCTTAGTGAAAAAGCAGAGGTTCTTAAAGAACAACAAAGGCTAACAAGAGATGCAATCAAAGAAGAAGAGTATCGAATTAATGCAGTTGAAGAAGCAAATTCCAGAATTGAGAAAAGTATCGGTGATCTGGAACGCAGGCAGAAAATTTGGCGGGATCAACAAAAAATTACTGTCGAAAGTATCCAACAGCAAATAAACACATTAGAGAAAATAGATATCCAAACAGAACTTAGCAATCATAAATTGTTGAGTGATTACCTAGAAAAGAAAAAACTGAAAGACGAAGCAGAACGTTGGTTATCTAATATACAAACTGACAATACAAAACAACAAAGACTTATTGATAAGTTAGATAAAGAGCTTGCACTATTAGAAGATCACAAGTGTCATGCATGTGGACAAGAAATACACGATGCTAAACAAGAGGAGATCCTCTCTAGTAAACAAGGTTTACGGAAAGAAGCTAGTGAGCAAATAGCAGTAAACGCTTTAGAAGAACAAGAATGGTCAGACGCTTTGACTTCTTTAGGCGAACTAGGTCAAATGCCAGTAACACACTACAATACTGAAACTGAAGCACACAAACACAATATGGAATTGGAAAACTTGCGTAGTCAAGTTACAAACAAGCAAAATGAAAGCGATACATATCAAGAACAGATAGAAAGTCTGCGTGAAACAGGTGTACAAGAAATAACTTGGGATACTATGAATCAACTGAACACAGTAAAAGATCATCAGGACTTCCTATACAAACTGTTAACAAACAAAGACAGCTTTATTAGAAAACGTATCATTGAACAGAACTTGCAATACCTAAACAGTAGACTAGCTTATTACTTGACCAAATTAGGATTACCACATGAAGTTGCATTTCAACCAGACTTAACTGTAGAGATTACAGAACTAGGCAGAGATTTAGACTTTGATAATCTTAGCAGAGGCGAACGCAACAGATTGATACTAGGACTTAGTTGGAGTTTTAGAGATGTTTTTGAAAGTATGAACACACCAATAAACTTTTTGGCTATTGATGAACTTATTGATAGTGGCATGGACACTAATGGTGTTGATGGTGCATTGGGTGTACTTAAAAAGATAGAGCGTGAACGTAATAAAAACATCTTCTTAATCTCACACAGAGATGAACTAGTAGGTCGTGTAAACACAATACTACAAGTTATTAAAGAAGGTGGGTTTACTACATTCAGTACTGATACAGAGTTTGTTGATGCCAAATAAGCCTAAGATATATGAAAGCCCAGACGGTGGCAAAACTGTATATGAAAGAGAATTTAATTCTCCGCACTCTAGTCGTAAAATTATAAAAACCACAGGTGAACAACTGTATGGTTATCATCCACAAGAATTATTAACAAAGAAGATACTACCTATAGACATATTTTATAAACTTTTTGGAAAAAAACTATGAGAGATCACAACGAAGACCAATACACAATACACATTGATAGCTTTAATAACAAAGGTCAAAAAGGTGACGATGATTTTGAAACTTGGTTAGAAACAGAAGCTCCTCTATTAGGAGATACAACATTATCTATTGTGGATAATGCTTCTATGTACAACACATGTGCAACCAACTGTACAAGTACAATGATATCATCGAATGTTGGAACTGTAACTTTAACAGGACTAGGACATCATGCACCTAGTAAACAAAAGAAATTGCCACTTGATATACTATACAAATGGTACCCTAAGGAAATGAAAGAACGAAGCGATGACTAATACTTTTATGTTTGATGTTGATGGTACACTCACTGATGCTCGTAAACCTATCGATCCAGAATTTCGTAAGTTTATGTTAGAGTTTATTGACAAACATAAATGTATGATTGTAACAGGTAGTGATAGACCAAAAACTATAGAACAGATCGGTTTAGAGCTAACAAACACATTCCACAGGGTATATCATTGTAGCGGCAATCATGTGTACGTTGGTGCAAAAGAAGTATCAAAAAATGATTGGATGTTAAACACAGAACAGTATAATTTTTTAGAAAATTTGCTAGACAGTATTAGCTACAACGAAAAAACTGGCAATCATATTGAACAAAGAACCGGTACTGCTAATATAAGTATCGTGGGCAGAAATGCCAATTGGGATCAACGCTCCCGTTATGCAGAATGGGATTGTAAAAACAAAGGTAGAGAATTTATCGCAGAAGCATATAACAATAAATTCTCAGATAGTGTTGCTACAGTAGCAGGAGAAACCAGTATAGACATTTACAAAAAAGGCTGTGACAAGAGTCAAGCTGTATTAGAACAAGAAGGCACAACAATTTTTTTCGGAGACAACTGTTACCCTGATGGTAATGATTTTACAGCCGCAGAGGCAAGTACACATTTTCATCAGATTGACGAAGGCTACAATCAAACTTGGAAAATCTTAAAAAAGATGTACTAAACCGGTTGACAAATGTCTTAGAAGATATATATAATTGTTGCTATAAACAAATATGCAATGGACTTATCAAGGCAAAATAGTAGAAGAAATTAGTGAGGAATACATAGGATTTGTATATCTTATTACCAACCTCACAAACGGCAAAAAATACATTGGCAAAAAACTAGCAAAGTTTAAAGTAACCAAAAAACCACTCAAAGGCAAGAAAAACAAAAGACGTTCAACTAAAGAAAGTGACTGGAGAACCTATTGGGGAAGCAGTGATCACTTGAATGCAGATGTTGAACATTTAGGCCCAGAAAACTTCACAAGAGAAATACTGTACTACTGCACCAGCAGAGGTGAACTAAGTTACTTAGAAGCTAAAGAACAGTTTGACCGTGAAGTTCTTAAAACTGATGAATACTATAACGGCATTATAAACGTAAGAGTTGGCAGTTCCAAGGCACTTATAGAATCACTAAACAGACAACAGTCGTAACATACCCTCTTTGTTAAAAGCATTGAGATTGTTCGTAGCAATACGGGCCGTCGGAACTTGCCTGAGGGAAACGAACCAAAAGAGTGGGCTCTACTGTGCCATTGTAACCCACGGATATCCAGTAATGTTGACG